GGGATCTGATAGCATTTTTTATCCCACACACAGTGTGACATTAGCTGGTATATTATATAGTAGTAGGCTATTGTCGCATTATATTACAATGTATGTTTTACTATTTATACGTAATGATACAGGTATACTAAAATCTATTTATATGGCACAGAAATTGAGCGCCGAGGCGGCAAAGAAAAAAGCAGCTAGAGATCTTGCTTACGCAAAAAGCCCTGACAGAAGAGCAAAGAAAGCAGATGCACAGAGAAAGAGAAGAGCAGATCCAAGTGGAGCTAAGGGTAAAGATTGGGATCACAAGAATCAGAGATGGGAATCACCTGCACAGAATAGAGGTAATGATGGTTTAGGTACTAAATCGGAGAGTGGTAAAAAATATAAAACAAGATAGCATGCCAACAAAAAAGAAAATTGAGCCTACGGCTAAGAAGTCGGGGGTTATGAGTAATAAATCTGGGCAAACGCCACCTAAGAAAGAAATGATAAAGAGAAAAGACGGTAGTGTTTCTCAAAGAGGATTATGGGATAATGTTAGAGCTAATGTGGGTTCTGGTAAAAAACCTACAAAAAGCATGTTAAAGGAAGGTGAGAAGATTACAAAAGAAAGTCCGTTAAAAAAGACGGCAGCTTGGACACGTAAGGAGGGTAAAGATCCTAAAGGAGGATTGAATGCAAAAGGAGTTGCGAGTTATAGAAGAGAAAACCCGGGTAGTAAATTACAAACAGCTGTAACTAAAAAACCATCTGAGTTAAAACCGGGTAGTAAAGATGCGAAGCGTAGAAAATCGTTTTGTGCTAGAATGTCTGGTATGCCAGGGCCAATGAAAAAACCGAATGGTGAACCAACTAGAAAAAAACTTGCATTAGACAAGTGGAATTGTTAATAAACTAAATATATAAATATGGCAGGAATAATCGCATATCCAATGGCAACACCAGAAATGGGTGATTTGTTATTGGGTACAGAAATAAAAGAAGAAGGCTCAGCACATTTAACTAAGAACTTTGCAATGGATGCAATACGAGTTTTATTTGCGCAACAAACACCATTACGTGTTGAACCAGCATTAGTTGCAGCAGCTGAGGTTACAACAGAGATACAAAGTAGAATTGGTTTAACAGATACAATTAAATTAGGTGATGATATAAATAGTAATATAGACGATGTTTACTACACCGAATCTAATGGTAGATTTATATTTAAGCCAGGCTTATATTATATCAGAATTAAAGCCCAAGTAGGTAACGATTATAGAGAAACGCCTGCTAGTTTATTCTTTGGTAAGTTTTTAAATGGAACTATGATTGACACACCTACAATGATTTCCGTTGGTAGTGGGGATGCTTTTACAGCTTATGCAGAATCATTTTGGCTAACCGTAGAAGATGATGGTGAATATATGACCTTTGGCATAACAGCAAAAACAATAAGCAGTATTGATCCAGCAAGGTTACAAGCTACTGATCCAAATACAAACGGGTGGACTGGACATTCATCGCCATTCACAATTGATATATCAAAAGTAAATTTAGTATAATATGGCAATAATCTATAGCTACCAACGGAATACAGACATACTAGCTACAGATCTTGTTATAGGTTCATCAACTAAGGTTGTAAACGGTAAAAAGAAAAATGTAACTAAGAATTTTGAGATAGGTACTATTGCTGAATTCTACAACGAGATAAGCGCTATTGCTATTGCAGGTCAAAGCAATTTCTTTTTCCAAAATCAAATTGCACCGGGTAGAAAGCAGGGTTCCATTAGTTTTATTAATGGTAGTGGAACTGGTACACCTTTTAATAATATTACGGTATTGCGCATAAGTAAATTTGCTACATCAGGCAATGTTATTATAGACTATATAAACACATTGGTGGGTGAAGCTATTATGATTGCTCAGTGTGATGATCTAAATAATTTCGGTATATATAAGTTTATTAGCATAACACCCGTTGTTGGAAATACTAATTTCTTTGACATCGAAATAGAAGCAGTGAATGCTCACGGGAGTATATTACAGGATAAGTTTTATGCTTTTGCTGTTTATCCTGGATTTGTTAATCCGAACATAGACCCAAATGGAGGAGACAAGAACTTTGTATATACACAATTAGTGGCATCGGCAGTATGGAATGTAGTACACAACTTAGATAAATTTCCATCTGTATCTGTAGTAGATGATGATCAAAACCAAGTATTCGGTTCTGTTGTATATAATACAGTTAACGATCTAACAATAACTTTTAACGGCGCTTTCTCAGGTAAAGCATATATAAATTAATAATTATGGCAATACAATATTTAAGTAGTATAAATCTTACTACTAATCAATTACAATATGCGGTTGTGCAACCGTCAACTTCTAACCCAACGTTATACACAGCGGTTGAAGGACAGATCTATTATAACTCTGTAAATAAAAAGCTAAAGCTTTATGATGGTACAAACTGGGTAGATGTAGGGCAAGATGGTGATATTACAGAAATTCAAACTACAACATCAAATCAATTAACCATTACCAACGGTACTGGGCCAATTCCGTCATTAGCTATTGTTACAGCAGCGGTTTCTAATGGTTCTACATCATTAGCTACGGGTGATCAAATTTATGATTTTGTTACTGGTCAAGGGTATTTAACTACAGCAGTAACTTCGGTTGCTACAGGAGCTGGATTAACCGGTGGTACAATTACAACAACTGGTACTATATCCTTAAATTATGTAGGTGCATCTAACTTTATTGTTGTTGGATCTACAGCTACAGCAAGTTCAGGTGATTCATTATTATTTAATGACGATGCCGATGGTAATGTTAAGAAGACTACATTTGGGGCAATCCCTATGGATGCATTGACATTAGTTAAAAATTATGTTGATGCTTCTACTACAGCAGCTTTAGTTTATCAAGGAGGATATAACGCAGCTACAAATACACCAGACTTAGATGTATCTCCTTCATCAGCAATTAAAACAGGTTGGACGTATGCAGTTACAGCAGATGGTACATTCTTTACTGAACAAGTTAGGGTAGGTGATTTACTTATTGCAAATGTCAATGCTCCAACCACCTTAGCAGATTGGACTACATTACAAAATAACATTGATCTTGCGACTTATACTGAACCAGGTATTGCATCATTCAGTTCTTCTGATTTCGTTGTAACAGCAGGAGCAGTTAGTTTAGCTACACCAGCAGCAACTTCTTATGCTACTACAGTAACGGTTACATCAACAATAACGCACAACTTAAATACAAAAGATGTTAATGTACAATTATATGATACAGTAACATTCGAAACTATATTCTCTGACGTATCTAGACCAACTGTAAATACAGTAACGGTAACATTTGCGACAGCACCAACCAATCCTATTAGAGTATTAGTAACAAAGGTTGGATAATCTAATAAAATATAATATATGAAATTTAAAAGCGAAGTACAGCTCGAAGCTTTAAACAATGCTACTGTAGACACCGATAAGTTTTTGGTGTCTGACAGTACCACTGTAAAATATAGAACAGGTGCACAAGTGCTTTCTGACTTAGGAGTAAGTGGTATATACGTTCCTTACACAGGTGCTACAGGCAATGTTGATTTAGGCACACATACTTTATTAGCAAAAGATTTAATAATAAATCATTCTTCAGGAAGTGGAGTTGCCGCTTCTATTACTAAAAACGGTAGTGGCGAAGCTTTAACTATAATAAAAGGGTCAGGTAGTGGAAACGCTATGAGCGTTACAGGAGGATTAACTTCACTTGTAGATTTATCGTTATCTACAGTTGCTAATGCTACAGGAGATTTCCTTACGCATTCGGGTAGCACTATTCATAAAAGAACACCATCACAGGTATTATCTGATATAGGAGGACAAGCTGCTTTAACTAATCCAATTACAGGAACAGGTACAATAAACTACATTTCTAAATTCACAGGCTCTACATCTTTAGGTAATAGTATTATAAGTGAAGTAAGTGGAGTTGCGGTAAGTATTGCAGGTAATGTTTCTGTTAATGGGAATTGGGCTACAACTTATCCTATTTATCAAATGATTGATACAAGGATTGGGGGTGCGGAATGGAATATTGAAAACGGTAGAACAATTGGTAATCTTGAATTTTACAATGGAGCGGCTGGTGGAACAAAATTAACCTTAACACCTTCGGGTAACGTAGGTATTGGAACGACAATTCCCGATAGCAAACTTACGTCTTTAGGAAACATAAAGGTTGGTAACGCTTTAGATAATTCAAGTCAATGGATTGGAAAATCAAGTAGCGGAACAGAAACTTTTAGGGGTGCAATTAAATTTTTAAGCACTACAACTGACGATATTATTCAATTTAATACACATCGTTCGGGAGTAAGTTCCGATATTAGAATGACAATTGACGGAATAGGAAACGTAGGAATTGGAACGGCAAGTCCAGCTTGGAAATTAGACGTTAGTGGAGTAGGTAGATTTAGAGATGCAAACACTTATGAGGGAGCGTTTATAGAAGGAACAAACGGAATAGCTTATTTTGGTTCATTAGCGGCAGACGCAATATCTTTGTATTCAGGCGGAGTAAGTAGGGTTTATATAAATTCAAATGGCAACGTAGGAATTGGAACGACAAGTCCTGCAAGAACATTACACGTTTTAGGCCAAACAGGGATTGGAACAGTATTAAAATTAGAAGGTGCTACAGGAACGACTACTTATTTACAATTATCATACAATGGAGCGACAAACTCTCAAAGTGGGTATATAGGTTATGATTCAAGTTCTAATATGTCATTATTTACAAATGACTCCGAACGTATGCGTATCACTTCAGGCGGTAACGTCGGTATCGGAACGACAAGTCCTTTTTCAAATGCTAAACTTCAAATAAGACCAAGTTCAGATGTAAATATTGCTTTTCAACCTTCGACTGGTTTAAGTAATGGCGGAAAAATAAATGCTTTTGATGACACTGCAAGTGTAAATGTTAATTTAGAAATTAACGGATTAAATTTAGGTTTTAAGACCAATGAATCCGAAAGAATGCGTATTGCTTCAAACGGAGCAATCAAATTCAATTCATACGGTTCAGGTTCATTCACAGGTACAGCTACTCAGAGATTAGCGGTAGACAGTTCAGGTAATGTTATAGAGATTCCAATAGGTAGTGGTGCTGTAGACGGTTCAGGTACAACAAATTATGTAACGAAATGGACGGATGCTGATACAATTGGTAATAGCCAAATATTTGATAACGGTGCTAATGTAGGTATAGGAACAAATATACCAAGTGCTGCTTTTCAAGTTGGGAATGGAACGGGTTTAAAAAACATTTTAATAAGCGGTAGTGGTAATAATTTAGGATTAGGGGGATTAAGTGTATCTTTCTTAGGATTTGCAACGGGTACTATATCTACAGTAAATACATCAGGAGCAGTTCCTTTAGGAGTGGGCACTAGATCAACTCAACCATTAGTACTAGGTACAAACAATGCTGAAAGAATGCGAATTGATTCAAGTGGTAACGTAGGTATTGGAACTACTAGTCCTCAAACATTATTACAATTAGGAGAAGGTTCATTAAGTAACGCAACAACCAATCAATATTTAAGAGTAAATGCAGGTGGCTATAATGCTTTATCTTATGCTCATTTAGATCTTTTTAATTTTGGTAATAACTTTGGCAATTCTTTAGGATGGAGATTAACTTCAGGTACAGAAGGGGCTGGTGTTTCAGTGGGTAGGTATTTATCATTTAATACTGTTGTTACAGATGGAAGTGGAAATCCTTCGACTTCAAGCGAACGTATGCGTATCACTTCGGGTGGCAACGTAGGGATTGGAACTACAAGTCCTGGTGCTAAACTTGATGTTGATGCTAATGGATATTCAATTATTGCAAATAATGGGTATGGAAATAGGTCACTTTATTTAGGAACAAACGGAGGAGAGCCAAGTATTCAAGCAACTTTGTCAAATGGTAGTCCAAGACAATTATCTTTAAATCCAAGTGGCGGCAACGTAGGTATAGGAACGACAAGTCCAAACGCAAGTGCAATACTTCATTTGAAATCAAATTCGAAAGGATTTCTTCCACCTTCAATGTCAACCGCAGATAGGGATAATATAGGCAGTCCTTTGGCAGGATTAATGATATTTAATAAAGAGGATGAAGTAATACAAGTGTTTACTAATGGATCAGGTTGGAAAACACTGGCTTGGGCATAAATAATAAAAACTAAATAAATAAATAAATAAATAAATAAACTATGATCACTTACAAATGGATTTTTTCTGCATTTGATTGCAGAGTAGACGAGGACGGAATGCAAGATGTTGTTACAACAGTGCATTGGAGGTACAACGGTACAACAAAAGATGGAATATCAGCGGAAATTTATGGGGCACAAGCCGTAGGAACACCTACTCCTGATGCATTCACACCTTATCCAGAATTAAACGAGGAGCAAGTTATTGGTTGGATGGAAGAAACAATGGATGTTCCAGCTATGCAGTTAAATATTGCTGAGCAAATTGAACTAATAATTAATCCTGTAATGGTAACATTACCTCCACCTTTTGCAAACACAGAAGAAACTGTTGTTGCTGTTGTAGATGGTGATGTTATAATTGAAGAAGTAAATGTAGAAGTTAAATAAACAATAATAATAATATTTAATAATTATGGAATTACCTATAAATTTTAAAGAATTTTCAAAAGACCCCGTTAAAGGATTATTATTTTTAGTAATAATAGCGGTTGGTTATTTATATGTTGATAATAAAATGAACTATACGTCTCAGATAGAAAAATGTGGCGTCAATGTGGAAGCCCTAACAAAAAAAGTCGACTTATTAGACGAAAGGCTGCGTAAGTCAGACAGTACATTAGCCAGGGCAGCAACTAAGTTAGAAATGTTGGATCAAATTAAAGGGTTGGAATAATGGAAAAAATATTTATAATTTTTGTAGTACTATTAGTATCGTGTAGTAAATCTAGGGTTACTAAAAAAGAAGTCGTAGCAATTGATACTATATTTTCTAATAACGTAGAGAATATGGATAGCTTATTAATAAAAACCGAAGGGTTAGAAGACAACGTTGAACAGGTTGTTAATTATAAAGATATTTTAAGAGTAGAAAATTCTGATCTTAAAAATGAAAACTTTAATCTAAAAGAAGAAATAGCCACTACAAAAGATTGTTTAGTAATAGCTAATAAAAAAATAAACGAATATAAAGTACCCAAGAAAAGATCATTATTTGACAAAGTAATTGGCGCAAATAAAGATTCAATAACAGTAATAGATACAATAAAATAATTATGGGATTTTGGAAAAATTTATTAAGTGATGACAACAATATAAATGAAAAAACATTTGTTGGAGTTGTGTCTTTTTTTGCTATGATATTTGTGTTAATAGCAGATGTTATAACGGGAATAATTGGTAACAAATTAGTTATTGAAGAATTTATATTTAATGGATTTCTTATTTTGACATCCGTATCATTTGGCATATCCATGGCAGGAACAATATTTACTAAAAACAAAAACGAAGAACAAGATGCAACTGAGTAAAAATTTAGCATTAGCAGAAGTAACCAAGAGCAACACTGCTAAAAGAAAAGGAATTAGCAATATGCCAACACCTGAGCATATTGAAAACTTTAAAAAATTAGCTGAGAACGTGTTTCAACCTATTAGAGATAATTTTGGTGTGCCTATCAGAATTAGTTCAGGATATAGAAGTAAAGCTTTGAATGCGGCTATTGGTGGAAGTCAGACTTCTCAGCATTGTTCTGGTGAAGCAATTGATATTGATATGGACGGCACATCAATTACTAATGCTCAAATATTTAATTATATTAAAGACAATTTAGTATTTGATCAAATGATTTGGGAGTTTGGTACGGATAAAAACCCTGATTGGGTTCATATATCTTATGAATCAACTGGTAAACAAAGAAAACAAATTTTAAAAGCAATTAGGGTAAATGGGAAAACAAGTTATATTCCGTATAAATAAATAAAAAAACAGTATGAGTAAATACATTTTAATATTGCTATCGACATTATTTTTAGCGTGTGGTGCAAGAAAAGTAAATAGAACCGATAAAGTCGAAGAGAAGGCTATCGTGGAGACTGTTGTGCAGAAAGACTCAATTAGTGAAGTTGCAAAAACGGAAATTAAATTTAACATTGATACACATGAAATAGAAATCATACCGATCGATTCAACTAAGGAATTCGTTGTAGAAGGCAAAAAGTATTTTAATGCTCGTATTAAGATTAAAAATAAAAAAGATAACACTATATATTCAAAAGATAGTATAGTGTCTAAAACAAGCCAAAAACAATCAAAAACAGTAACTAAAGAAACTAAGAAAGAAAAAGTTAAGACAGTAGATAAGAAAGAAGCTAAAACATTTTGGTTTTGGTTATCTTTCTGGATTATATTACTATTATTAATTATTTGGTTGTATCAAAAATTTAAAAGTAAACTGTTTTAACCTAAAATGGTAAAATATACGTAATAATACAACTATCAACTTAAATTAAATAAAATCAAATCATGACAGAAGCAATCGTAAAGAATCTTAACTTTGGCGAAGATGCAAAGAATAAGATATTCGAAGGTATTACTAAATTAACTAGAGCCGTAAGTTCAACACTTGGTGCCAGTGGTAAATGTGTAATATTAGAAGATGGAGCTGGTAGACCAGTAATTACAAAAGATGGTGTAACAGTAGCGGATAGTATTATACTATTAGATCCAGTAGAAAATATGGGTGCAACGTTACTTAAGGAAGCCGCAAGAAAAACAGTTAAAGAAGCTGGAGACGGTACAACAACCGCTACAGTATTAACTCATTCTATTTTAAATCATGCTTATAAAGTTCCAAAAGGTACTAGTAGCAGAGAATTAAAAGAAGGTATTGAGAATGCTACAGAAAAAGTAATTAAATACTTAGAAAGTATTGCAATACCAGTATCAGGAGATATGATTGATAACGTGGCTACTATATCTGTTAATAATGATCCTGAATTAGGTAAGGTTATTGCAGATGCTTTTAGAGCTGCTGGTGACAATGGTATCGTAATGATGGAAATGTCAGATCTTAATACTACAGAAATAGAAGTTATTGATGGTATTCAATATGATAAAGGATTAGTTAATTCACATTTTGTAACTAATGCTTCAAAGAAAGCAGCAGAGTTAGATAATGCTTTAGTTCTTATCATTGAATCACCAGTTGAAAATATTAGACAAATACAAGGTACTTTAGAACACTGTATGAAAATAAAAAAGCCATTACTTATTATTGCAGATATGGAACCCCAAGTTCTTTCAGTAATTGCAATGAACAAAGTTAAAGGTAATTTAAAGGCAAATGTTATTAACGCACCAACATACGGTGTTAATAAAAAAGATACATTAGATGATTTAGCATTATTAACAGGTGCTACAATTATTAACGAAGATCTTGGAGATGATATGGATCTTATAACTCCACAACATTTAGGATCATGTATTAAAGCTGTAACAACCGATGTAGAGACCATTATTCAAGTTGGAGAATATTCACAAGAAGTATTGGATCTTATTGATACAGTAAAAAAACAATTAGAAACAGCTAAGAATCCAGCTGAGGTAATTAGATTGGAAAGAAGATTAGCAAGATTATCAGGCAAAGTAGCTGTTGTAAAAGTAGGCGCAGGATCTGATATAGAATTAAAAGAAAAAGCAGATAGAGTAGAAGATGCAATCTGCGCAACAAAAGCAGCTATTAAAGAAGGCATTGTACCAGGTGGAGGAATTGCTTTATTAAATGCCGCAATGTATATTGGTGGATTAACAGAAGGAGAATGGGTATTACTAGACGCAATCAAAGCCCCTTATCATACAATATTATTAAATGCAGGAATTGAAATACCAATACCCCAAGAAGAAGGCTTAGGTTTAAATGTTATAACTGGTGAAACAGTTAATATGATTAAAGCCGGTATTATAGACCCATTACTTGTAACAAAGTCTGCGTTAAAGAATGCTTCTTCAGTTGCTACAACTATTTTATCAACCGATTGTGTAATCAATAATCTTAGAATTAATGAAGGCAATAGGTAATAATATAGTTATTTTACCTAAGAAGGTAAAAGCTACAAAAGAAACAAAGAACGGTCTTATTTTAAAAGAAAAAGACAGTGAAGATATTAGATATAAAGAAGCAATAATTGTATCGATCAGTGATGAAATAAAAGTCATTAAGGAAGGTGACGAAATATATTATGATAAACACGCTGGCCATACTATTGAATTTGAAGGTAATAAATATACAGTTATAAAACTACAAGATATAGTTGTTGTATTATGAAACGGTTAGAAGCTAGTGACCTACGTGAATCTGGTTTATTAAAACATTACAGAATAATTAGGAGATGGGCTTGTAGAAATAACGGTCTTGCTGATGCAGATTTAGAATTATTAATATATTTTGATTGTTTAGATTTCTTTACTAGACATGATTATGAGGTAGGTACTTATACATATAGTTGGGATAAGATGCGCTGGGACAGGTTGTTAAAAGAAGGGTGGATAGTGGTTTGGAGAAAACGTAACCATACAACTCAAAAATACAATATATATAAAGTCTCTTTCAAGTGCAAACAACTAATAAGTAGAATGTACCGTATTATGATTGGAGACGAAGATATACCAACAAGCGAAAGAAGAAATACTATAATGAGAGGTAAAACATATACAGACACAGTTTTACAATCAGCAATAAAGAACGTTAATAAAGATAAAACACGATGAAAAATTATTTACAAGATGTACAACCTAAAATGACAGTTGACAATTATACAAACGCATCACAAGCTTTAAATCCAAAGATGGATGCAAATACAGATTTAACATCACAACCTAAAATGGCTAATCCTGCTTTAGCATCTACGCCAAGACCAATGAATCCTAATATTAAAAATAGTGGTGCACCTGTACCATTTAGTCCACAAAGTGCATCAACAATTAACGGTGTATTCGGAACAGGTATGGAGAATTCATTTGATAGAACAATGTCAAGTATGGATCCAGCTCAAGAACCTCAAATGTAATTACTAAACAACAAAGATATGATGAATAATAAAACAATCGACCCACACTTAGTTAAAATGGAAAAACCTGGTGTATCTGGATTAAACCATTTATGGGACGGACCATTAGATATGTCTGCTTATCCAAAAGGACAAGGATATAGCGGAGGTAAAAATGGTATGAAATTAAAATTAGATTGTGGATGCGGAGGCGCACCACTTGAGCCTATTACGCAACGTGCTAAAAGAAGATAAAAAATGACATTTACTGATTTGAAGCTTTACACTCTAAACTCAGTGTCATTAATGTTAAGTATGACAGCGATAGAACCATTCTTAAAAATAACTTTGTTATTGGTATCAATAGGATATACATTACATAAGTGGATGCATATAGGTGGTAAAAAAGAAGAGAACAATTAATATATAAACTTATGGCGTTCAAACTAAGAAGTCCATACGAAATTGATAACACTCCTATCTATCAACAAGATATGGGTGATGATGTTTTAGGTATGGCTACAAATAAAGGTAGTATACTTATAAATAAAAATGTTTCGCCTGCTGTATTAAAAAAGAATAAAACAATCTCTCATGAGAAAGTTCATTTAGATCAAATGAATAGAGGTGATTTAGATTACAACGACTCACATGTATTCTGGAAAGGTAAAAAATATCCCCGGGCTACAATGAAAGAGGGTAGTAAGAAATTACCTTGGGAGGCAGAGGCTTATGCAAAACAATAAAAAGTAAATATTATGCGTGATATATATATTAATACTAATCTAATTAAATTTATATCATTATGAAAAAACTTATTTTAATTTTAGCGTTTGGATTATTTAATTTAAACACTTTTGCGCAAGAAGAGATTAACACATTACAACTTATTGGTTGGTGGATGCCGGATAAACCATCTTCTCATTTGTTCTTTTGGGAAACACCAGCAGGTGAATTAAAAGTACAACAGATAAGCAATGTAACAGGAGAAAGTTTTATAAACAGAGATTTTAGAATTAATTTAGAATCTATATTTATTAAATCAAGTATCAAAGAAGAAGATAAAGCATTAAACTATTATGTGATGTTGGAAAACGGCACTATGGAATGTACTTCTACAAACTGTTACACTAATAAAGTTACAAAAATAATATACACAAAAACAAGATAACAATTAACCTAAAACAAAACAAACAAAATGGCATACAAACAAACACCAGGAAGAGGTAACGGTACAAAAACTGGAGCAGGAATTTCTCCTACATTAATGAGTGGTTCACCAATGCGTCAAGAAGACCCTAAGGTAAAAAAAGCTTTAGGATTAGTAAAAGCGGGAGAAGAAGCTGCTAAGAAGCGCGCAAGCATTAAAAAACTATCAGAAAGAGATCGTGGTATTGAAATAGGTGCTGCTACAGATAGTATAGAAGCTAGCAATAAGGCGGGTGATTTATTTACTAAAAGACAAAAGGCTGCCATTGGTAATAAAGCGGCTAACAAAACTCGTAAAGAAAGCGGAGCCACTACTACTGTTACAAAAACTCAAGTAGAAGGTAAAAAAGGTTTTGAGGATAAATATACTAGAACTCCTGCTAAGCAAATGGCAAAAAAATCCCCAATGAAACAAATGAATAAAATGCCAATGAAGCAAATGAAGAAAAAAAGTTGCTAATTAAAATAACTAAGCTTATGTAGTAAGCTGATAGCAGGTGGGAGGTAAGGTATCTCACGGGTCTCATAAGCCCGCTTAAACTGGTTCGACTCCAGTACGTTGCTACTAATTATTAACAATTAAATCAAGTAAAATGAAAAAAGTGGAAACAAAAACTATTAAGAAAGATCAATTAGAAAAAATCGTTGCTCAACAAAAAGACTTAAACGTATTGTTAACGAACATTGGTGTTCTAGAAACACAAAAGCATTCGTTATTACATCAAGTTGCTGAAGTCAATAAAGAAGTTGAGGATTTTAAATCAGAATTGGAATCTGAATATGGTGCTATTAATATTAACCTAGAAGACGGTAGTTATACTGAAATCGAGAAGGAAGAAAGTAATGGCTAATGTCATTAGAAAAATAAGTATTGGAGCGGATTATAAAAACGACGCAATGCACTATTCAGTAAATCAAGAAGTATACGGGGGACATAAAATCTCCCATATACTATTTGAGGAAGTTGATAATTCATACAATATTTATATAAAGAAAAGTGATGAAGTTATGCCGTGGAAGAAATTTAACAGTCACATGGCTATTTCAGTGGAATATGATTTAGAATACTAATGAGAAGTGCATTTAGCTTTATTGTTAAACCTGTAGGTAATAGGTATGACAATACAGTTAAAGTAGGTGATAAAGATTTGGTTGTTAACACATCGATTGAATCTTTTAAAGCTGTTAATAATATGGCTGAAGTTTTAGCTGTGCCCTTATTTGGAACAACTGATATTAAAGTTGGTGACAAAGTAATAATACATCATAATGTTTTTAGAAGATTTTATGATATAAAGGGTAAACAAAAGAACAGTAGATCATACTTTAACGAAGACAAGTATTTTGTAGATTTTGATCAGATATATTTATATGGTGATGTTGGTAATTGGAAAGCTTTTGGCGACCGTTGCTTCATACAGCCAATAAAAAATAATAACAGTTTTAGCTTAGAAAAAGAGCAAAGACTTATTGGAATACTAAAATATGGTAATAGCTCCTTAAATGAAGCGAAAATAGTACCAGGTGACTTAGTAGGATATAAACCATACGGGGAATTTGAATTTATTATAGAAGGTAAACGATTATACTGTATGAAATCAAATGATATTGTAATTAAATATGAATATAGAGGAGACGAAGCAGAGTATAATCCAAGCTGGACACAAAGCAGTATTGGAGTTAATTAAGGTTGCTGAAGAAGCTATCTTAGATAATGGAGAAGACGACTTAGCCGCAGATAAATTAAAAAATGCTGCAGCAACAAAAAAGTTAGCCATCTTCGATGCGTTCGAGATACTTAATCGTATTGAAGAAGAAAGACAAAAATTAGATGCTCAAGATGCGAGCGAAAAAGCAAGCAAAGTTTTTAAAGGGTTTGCAGAAGGGAGATCTAAATAATGTACGAACAAAATTTAATAACCACATTAACTGACTATATCAAACCAACTATTATAAGTAGGCTTAATAAAAGTAAGAAGTGGGAATATGGATATAATAAAGATCATGACGTAATTGTTATAAGCAAGACAGGTAAGATTGGTGAAATCGTAGAGATACAAAATTTAAAGATTGCATTACCTTATATTGAAAACGCTTACAAAAGATCTAATAAGAAAGAAGAACAATATTGGGAGCAAGCTAAATATCCAAAAGAGCTTGAGCGTATCAAAAGTGTATTTGACTGGAATAAATATCCAGATAAATTCAAAGAAAATTGGTATGACTTTATTGATGCAGAATTCAAATACAGAGAAGAAGGTTTTTCTTTTTACAACAATGGTGTACCTACTTATATAACCGGTACCCATTATATGTATTTACAATGGAGCAAGATTGACGTTGGCGCTCCGGATTTTCGTGAATCCAATAGAGTATTCTTTATATTTTGGGAAGCTTGTAAAGCAGATAATAGATGTTATGGTATGTGCTATTTAAAGAATAGACGTTCAGGATTTTCATTTATGTCTTCTGCCGAGTTAGTTAACCAAGCTACATTAAGTTCTGATACAAGATATGGAATACTATCGAAGTCAGGAGCCGATGCAAAGAAAATGTTTACAGACAAGGTTGTACCTATATCAATAAACTATCCTTTTTTCTTTAAACCAATTCAAGATGGTATGGACCGTCCGAAAACTGAATTAGCTTATAGAATACCTGCATCAAAATTAACAAGAAGAAAATTAGATGCTCAAGAACAATTAGAAGAGCTTGAAGGATTAGATACTACGATTGACTGGAAAAATACTGGAGACAATAGCTATGATGGTGAAAAGTTAAGATTATTAGTTCATGATGAAAGTGGTAAATGGGAAAGACCGGATAACATTTTAAATAACTGGCGTATTACAAAAACCTGTGTAAGGTTAGGTAGTAAGATCGTTGGTAAGTGTATGATGGGTTCTACTTCAAATGCTTTAGATAAAGGAGGAGACAACTTTAAAAAATTATATTATAATTCAGATGTAACTAAACGTAACCGTAATGGTCAAACAAGTTCTGGATTATATTCTTTATTTATACCGATGGAATGGAACTTTGAAGGTTTCATGGACAAATTTGGTATGCCGGTTTTCTTAACACCTGAGCAACCTATTAAAGGAGCTGATGATATGTGGATTGATTACGGGGTTATTGAGCATTGGCAAAATGAAGTTGATGGTTTGAAATCAGATCAAGATGCATTAAACGAATACTACAGACAGTTTCCAAGAACTGAGCAACACGCTTTCAGAGATGAAGCAAAGCAATCTTTATTTAACCTTACAAAAATATATGAGCAAATAGATTATAATGATGATCTAAGAAACTCAAATGTTATAACACAAGGTAGCTTCCAATGGGAGAACGGTATACAAGATAGTAAAGTTATGTTTGTACCAAATAAAGATGGTAGATTTTTAATTTCTTGGATTCCTCCGCTAAATCTCCAAAATCGTGTGATTATAAAGAATGGAGTTAAATACCCTGGTAACGAACATTGCGGTGCATTTGGTTGTGACAGTTACGATATATCAGGAACAGTTGATGAAAGTAGAGGTTCTAAAGGAGCTTTACACGGATTGACAAAGTTTTCAATGGAAGATGTTCCGCCTAGTCATTTCTTTTTAGAATATATAGCTAGACCACAAACAGCGGAGATATTTTTTGAAGATGTATTAATGGCTTTAGTATTTTATGGTATGCCAATACTAGCAGAGAATAACAAACCTAGATTGCTTTACTATTTAAAAAGAAGGGGATATAGAGGTTATTCAATGAATAGACCGGATAAAGTATGGAATAAGTTATCGCCAGCAGAAAAAGAAATTGGCGGTATACCTTCAGCTTCACAAGATATGTTACAAGCTCATGCAGCGGCTATTGAATCGTACATTGACAAATATGTAGGTTTATTAGAAGGTGGCTACGGGGATATGTATTTTCAAAAAACTTTGAATGACTGGTCTAGATTTAATATAAATAATAGAACTAAGCATGATGCTACTATTAGTTCAGGTTTAGCTATAATGGCTTGCAACAAAAACGCTTACACACCTGTATTTCACGCTCCAAAAGAGACTGTGTCATTAGGTTTTAAAAAATATAATAACGAAGGTTTTAGTTCAAAAATAATATAATAGATGGTTTATACTAATAATAATAGTTCTTTTCCTAGTCAGGTAGTACCAGATTCAGAGAAACAAAGCTACGAGTACGGAGCTAAAGTAGGTAGAGCTATTGAAAACGAATGGTTTAGAGGTGATAGAGTTGGTGGCGCTGGAAACAGATGGGGATCCAACTGGCAGAACTTCCACAGATTAAGATTATATGCTAGAGGTGAGCAATCAGTTCAAAAGTATAAAGATGAATTATCAATCAATGGTGATTTATCTTATTTGAATCTTGACTGGAAACCTGTACCTGTTATACCTAAGTTTGTTGACATCGTTGTTAACGGTATATCTAGCAAGAACTACGATATTAAAGCATACGCACAAGATCCAGATTCAATTAAAAAGAAAACAAATTATGCTTCTGCAATACTTGAAGACATGATGGCCAAAGATCTTTTAAATGAAATACAAGGAACGTTAGGAGCAAATCTATATAATACTATGGATCCTGCTAATTTACCAGAGGATAAAGAAGAATTAGAAATTAGACTTCAATTAAGTTACAAACAAGAAATTGAAATAGCTGAAGAAGAAGTAATAAGTCAAATATTAGATAACAATAAATATCCGTTAATAAACAAAAGATTAAATTACGATTTAGTTGTTTTGGGTATTGCGGCATCAAAAACAAATTGGAACAAAGCAGAAGGAGTAACAATAGATTATGTTGATCCTGCTAACCTTGTTTATTCTTACACAGAGGATCCAAACTTTGAAGATATATATTATGTTGGTGAAGTTAGATCTGTTACGTTAGAAGAGGTTAAAATGCAATTTCCACATTTAACAAAAGCTGATTTAGAAGAGATTGAAAAATATCCAGGTGATGTAAATTATACACGTAACTATTACGGACAAGATTATGACACTTCTAATGTACAGGTATTGTATTTTGAATACAAAACATTTTCTAATCAAGTATTTAAAATTAAACAAACAGATGTTGGTTTAGAAAAAGCATTAGAAAAAACGGATGATTTTAATCCACCAGAAAGCGATACATTTAGCAAAGTATCAAGAAGTATTGAAGTTTTATATTCAGGAGCAAAAATATTAGGTCACGAAAAAATGTTAGAATGGAAACTAGCAGAGAATATGACGAGACCATTTGCTGATACAACAAGAGTACAAATGAATTATGCTATTTGTGCACCAAGAATGTATAAAGGAAGAATTGAATCATTAGTAAGCCGTATAACAGGGTTTGCAGATATGATTCAGTTAACGCATTTAAAGATACAACAAGTATTAGCTAGATTAGTTCCGGATGGAGTATTTGTTGATGTTGATGGATTAGCCGAAGTTGATTTAGGTAATGGTACAAATTATAATCCAGCAGAAGCATTAAATATGTATTTCCAAACAGGTAGTATCGTTGGTAGATCAATGACACAAGATGGAGATATGAACAGGGCTAAAATTCCAATACAAGAATTACAAACTTCATCGGGTAGTGGTAAGATACAATCATTGATACAAACATATCAATATTACTTACAAATGATACGTGATGTAACCGGATTGAATGAAGCAAGAGATGCTAGTACGCCAGATAGAGATGCTTTAGTTGGTTTACAAAAAATGGCAGCAGCAAATTCAAACACTGCAACAAGACACATATTACAATCTAGTTTATATTTAACTTTACGTATATGTGAGAATATTTCAAGAAGAGTTGCTGATTCATTAAACTTTCCATTAACGGCAAGTTCATTAATGCAAAGTATATCGGTATCATCAGTTGAAACATTGAAGGAATTACAAAACTTAAACTTACATGATTTTGGTATATATCTAGAATTAGAACCGGATGAAGAAGAAAGAGCACAATTAGAACAAAACATACAAGTTGCTTTACAATCAGGCGGTATTGACCTTGAAGACGCTATTGACTTAAGACAAATTAAAAATATTAAGTTAGCTAATCAATCTCTTAAATACAAAAGAAAAAAGAAACAAGAAAGAGATCAAGCAAACCAAAAAGCAAATATACAAGCACAAGCACAAGCAAATGCTCAGTTAGCACAGGAAACAGCTATGGCTGAAGTACAAAAGCAGCAAGCAATTACTGAACAGAAAATACAGTTAGAGCAATCTAAGTTAAATTTCGAGATTCAAAAGATGCAACAGGAAGCATTGATAAAGAAACAGTTAATGGCAGAAGAATTTAGTTATCAATTGCAATTAGCAGAAATGCAACTGGCTCAGGCTCAAGATAAACTTAATAAGATGGAAGATCGTAAAGATCAAAGAACAAAGTTACAAGCCACACAACAATCTGAATTGATTGAACAAAGACAGAATAATACATTACCAAAAGACTTTGAATCAGCAGGATTTGATAATCTTGGCGGTTTTGGTTTGGAGCAGTTCTCTCCTAAATAGAACAACACAACTAATTATATAATATTTTATCATGGCAGAACAAATTAAACAAGAGGGTGACTTTAAAATTAAAAAAGCTAAAGTTCCTACTATTAAACATGTATCAGCTCAGTCTGTTGCAAAAGTAGATTTAACAACTAAACCAGTAGGCGATGCCGTTCAAGAGCAAACAACAGATGAAGGCGTGTTACAGCCAGGACAACCCGAAATGGGATTGCAAGAAGTGGTCGAAGGAAACACCGAACAAAAAATCATTACCGAACCGGTTGATGAGAAAGAAGTAGTTGTAGTTAATATTACAGAAACTACTGAAGAAGCAAAAGAACTTGAAGCAGAAGCAGAAAAAGCAATTAATGATTTAAAAGTATCAGGTAAACCATTACCAGAGAATATTGAAAAGTTAATTACTTTTATGGAAGAAACAGGTGGAGATATAGAAGATTATACTCGTTTAAATACGGATTATTCTAAATTAAACCCAGAAGTTCTATTAAAAGAATATTACAAGAAAACAAAACCACATTTAGATTTAGATGAGATTGACTTTCACATGGAAGAAACTTTTTCGTATGATGAGGATGAGGATGATGAGCGAGAAATTAAAAAGAAACGTATCGCTTTCAAAGAAGAGGTTGGTAAAGCCAAAAGCTTTCTAGAGGATCTTAAGAGTAAATATTATGATGAAATTAAATTAAAGTCTAATGTAAACCCAGATCAACAAAAAGCAATTGATTTTTTCAATCGATACAAAGAGGATCAACAATCAGTTGAGCAAATGCATTCAGCATTTAAAGATAATACCAAAAAGTTTTTTACACAAGATTTCAAAGGTTTTGATTTCAACGCAGGTGGAAAAACATTCAGGTTTAATCTACAAAATACTGACGCTGTTGCAGATAAACAATCAAACATTACTAACCTACTTAAGAAGTTCTTAAACGAAAAAGGTGAAGTAACAGATATGACTGGGTATCATAAAGCAATGTATGCTGCTGAAAACACTGACAGTATTGCAAACCATTTTTACGAACAAGGTAAAGCTGACGCTATTAAAGAGATGTTAGCTAAATCAAACAACATTTCAACAGAACCTAGACAAACGTCTGCTGGTGAAATTAACGTGAATGGATTTAAAGTAAGAGCTATCAATGGTGTTGATTCTTCAAAATTAAGAATTAAGAGTAAATTTTAAACTAAAACAAACACATTATGGCAACAGTAAATGTTACCCCGAACTTCGGTTCGATTATTT